GCGCACGCTTTACACCGATTCAGGCGGCGCAACCCCGGCCAGCAATCCCGCTGTCGCCAATGCTTCGGGAACGCTGACGGTCTATTTTGACGACGCGCTGGAATATAGCTGGACCGCGAAAAGCTCCAACGGAGCGGACATTCTCTGGCAAGCCGATGTCGTCGGCGGCGTGCTGACGTTTACCTACCTCGCCCCGCTTGCGGTGAGCTATGACGTCGGCCGCATCAACGTCCGCAATTTCGAGATCGTCAACCAGACCGACTGGACCGATGCAATCACGCTTGCCACGGCTGCCGCATACGCATCCGGCAAGGCGCTCTGGTTCCCGGCTGATGACGAGAACTATGTGACCGACTGCCAGAACTTCACCAGCGCGATCAACATCATCCTCGACAAAGGCGCGACGGTAAAGCTGAAGGACAGCGCGACATACGTCGGAAACGATCTTTATCCGTTTCTGCTTCAGGCTTCGAACTCGTCGCTTACGGGCGGGACAATCGACTGCAACAAGGCAGGCCAGACCCGCGCGACGTTCAACGCCAAGACTAACCCGCGCTATATTGGCGTCTGGGTTGTGGGCACGGGCGGTTCGGCAACTCGTTTGAGCAACATCAAGATCAACACACGGGTTATCAACTCGGGTGCATATGGCGTTGTCACTCAGTATTGCGATGGCGTGACGGTCGATGTCGAGACGGATAACTGCGGCTCCGGGGTCTGGCTGTTTTCCTGCACCGATGCGGAGGTGTCTCGCGCCTATCTCGACAACCTCGACAATGACAGTTGGAAGGTTCTGCCAATTGGCTTGCTTTGCACAAGCTGCGACAACGTCACGCTTGATAACATCAATATCCCGAACCAGTCCGGCTACGACACCATAGCTTCTGGAAATTCCGTAGACGACTGGTTTACCGGGGTCGGGATTTTTGACTCCGATAACGTCACGGGTTCGAACTGGTACATCTGCGCCAAGCTGGACGCGACGATGACCAAGAGTGTCGGCATCTCGCTTCTGGGCCTCACCAAGTTCAATTTCTCCAACATCACGGTCAAGCGCTACTCGTCCGTCAATCTTGAGCTTGGCGCGCTCGACAACGGCGACTTTGTCAACGTGTTCGGGGATGGCGAATATCAGCGCGCCGATACGACCCTGTGGCCCGGAGAAGGTCAGCAGGGCTGTCACATCGTCAACCAGGGCCTCTACAGCGGCAGCTCATCCCGCGTGAGGCGTCCAGTGATCAACTGCACGTTCACGAACATGCAGATGACGCGCATGTTGTCCAAGGGTCTGCTCGTTTATATGGCCTCGGATTGCACTTGGACGAGCTGCAGGTTCAACGGCAACCAATACGGCGTCGATATCCGCTCGGATAACGTCAACGACAGCTTCCCGGCTCCGGAAACGCAGGTCACGTCTCGCCTTACCTTCATTGATGTGGAAGCGCGGTTCAACGAAATCGCGGGCTTCTGGAATGGCGGCTCCACTGACGTTGAGCTTCTGCGTCCGAACCTGTCGAACAATGGACAGGCGAAGAACGCAACGGGTAATGCGCTTCGCCAGACCGGCACTTGGGCATTTAATACGAGCGGATACTTTGGAAACGACTCGTCGCCGGTCGTTGCGCGCACGCGGGCTCGTCTTGTTGCGCCGCTGGCTCAGGACGACCAGACCGTCACGACGGCGTTCGGATCGGTCAATCCATCAGCGCCAACAATCGTGTCGGTCGAACGTCCCGAGCTTTACCAGTTCGGCCAGACCATTACCATCAACAACGGCGCGACAGGCCCTGCTGATCTCAAGGCGCAGGTTCTGGACATCAACAACGACGAACTGACGATTTCGTCCGCGATGACCAATTTCCCGCTTGTGTCGGGGACTGGCACGATCACGACGGTTTCAACGGCGGTGACGTTCAGTTCCTCGCAAGCCGCAATCATCACCGGGCGAATGTGGATCAAGAACGGGTCCGACTATCGCCGCGTGATTACCGTGGCGTCGAATGGTCTGTCTGGCACGCTGGAAAGCGCATTTCCGAGCAACCTGACAACGGCATCCTTCGACATCGTCAAGACCGAAGTGGAGCAGATCCGGTCTCAGGATTGGGGCTTCTACACGCTTTCGGCCAACGACAACGGGCTGGAGATTGTCGATCCGAAGTGGGGCGCTGGTAACGTCTTCGGCCCGTTCAGCGCGGGTGGGACCGTCATCTGGGCGGATACGCTCACCGTTGCTACGCAGGCCGTGCTGCAAGCCGCCACTGGTCACGATGGGCAGATTGCTGAAGTGCTAGGCCGCAACACGGCGGGCGATCTAGGCGGCGGTCAGTTCCGGTTCATCACAGGAAACCAGTCAGCCAACGTCACGAACGATCCGAACGCGGGGATCTGGGTTGCGCCCACGGCAGCGTCGAGCGGATCGTCCGGCGCGTGGAAGCGCGTGCTGGACAGCTATACCAACGTCAATCCGTACTGGTGGGCGAGCGCGGCAACGGCAGCGGGGCTCAAGACGGGCCTGACCCGCGCTGTAACGTGGCTGTCTGCGGTCTACACAACGTCGGATGAGTGCGGCGTGGTCTTCCCGGCTGGCTCGCATTCGATTGATGGCGACATCACCATTGAGCGGCCCCGCACCGTGATCGAATCGCTGGACGGCGTTGTTGAACTTAACATCACGTCGACGTTCTCGACCGGCATCGTGTTCCAGGTGACGGGGGCCGGCACATCGGCCACTGCAAGCGATTATCTCGTCGGATGTGGATTGCGTGGCGGTATCCGCATTGTCCACTCGCCAAGCGCATCAAGCACGGCAGCGGCAGGTGGAACAACGCTCTGGTTCCGCCAGTGTCAGAACGTGATCTGGGATGATCAGGTCAACATCTCATCGACGGCCTTCTATGGGGTGCGCTTCTCGGGCGGTCAGCTCAACGACACGATGAACGCGTTGCGCATCACGGGACGCTACGCCCCGCCAACTCGGCGCGTCACGGCGTCTGATTCCGGCACTGAAATTCTTACAAGCGCTGCCCACGGCTGGACGACTGGCTGGCGTCTGGTTGCGATGGACACGGCGGCGGGCGTCACGAACGGCAGCTTCTACTACGTGCGCGTGATCGACGCCGACACGTTCACGCTGCACACAACCAAGGCAGGTGCAGTCGCCAACACGGGCACGGTGAACATCTCGGCTAGCATTGCTGCATCATCGCCCCAGCTTCGCCTGCGCCGGATCGGTTCGGCACTGGTGCGGATCGAGGAAGCAGAGTGCGCATCAGCGGTCTACCAGACGCCGTACACGCTGGGCTGGGAAAGCGTCTCGCCCATCGGAGACTTTGCCGGGACGGCGATCAACGTCACGGGCATCACGCAGGCAAACCCTGCCGTTGTGACGGCTACGGCGCATGGTTTCAGCGAAGGGCAAGAGGTCAGGCTTTCCAGCATCGGCGGCATGACCGAAATCATCGGCGGCTGCTACGTCGCGATGAACGTCACGACAAACACGTTTGAGCTTCAGGCCCCCGACGCTAACGGCGCGATGCAGAACGTCAACTCGACGGGCTACACGGCTTACACGTCAGGCGGCTCTGCAACGCCTGTGACGCGATACGATTTCCTCGTGGACCTTGAACGCGCTGACGGGTTCTGGATCAATCGCGGCTATTGGGGCTCGTGCCGCTATGCCTACATCCACATGCATCGCGAGCGTGAGTCCGGCGGCGTCTATGGCGCCCACTTCGGCAAGATTTACGCGGATGCTGTTGATGCGGACTCAACCTCCTATCGCTCGCCGCTTTACGTGGAATGGGTTCCGCCCGACGACTTCAGCGGAACAGTCCGCGTGCTGGCCGATCATGATGGATGCCAGGTTGCAAATCTGCGCTCGCAGGCGTCGAGCTATGGCGTCAAGTATCACAACGCCACATGCCTGAGCATCAAGTGGGCGGATACTGATTTCCGCGCCATCGCGCGCCGTATCGTGGACATCTCGGGCTCGGGCGGCGGCACGTTCCAGTTTAGCAACTGCACGTTTGCATCAGGTGGCGTTGGGGCGGGGTCTTTGATCGCCACTGATGACGTGGTCAGCGTCAATGGCGCCGAAGCCCTGTCCTTCATGGGCTGCGAGTTCTCGGCGGCGCAAAGTGGCAAGGCTCGTATTGTGCTGGCGGGGACAATTGACCACTTCCTGTGCCATTCCGTATTCGATGGCACGACGAACGATATCACCTCTTCAGCGACCATCGCCAACCAGTCGGTTCTGAACGCTTCGGGCGCAACCAGCCCCTACACCAACAGGCTGACCGAAACGCTTCGGCTGTCGGGCCTCACCTATGACGGCACCAACACCATTGC